TTTCTTCATCTATCACTATATCGTCTACTGTATCGGTCACTATATCGATTACGTTATCATCTCCTTTATCATTTTTATTATCATCATCAACGACCTTTCCTGTATCTTCCTCTGCAGTCCCAGCAGAATCGAGTACAGATTGAATTAAGTTTTGGGCATTCTTGAGATTGCTTTTATTTTTAGCATTCAGGACCGCCCCTGCTTTTAACTCAACCGCTTTAATCTTTTCTTTTAACTCTTTATTTTCCTTGGTTAATTCATATAACCTATCAACTATTTCATCACCATCAATTGTAAATTTATCATTATCTTTATCAAATTCTAAATTAGGGAATACCTCTTTAATATCTAATTTAATTTCCTCTGGCTCGGTCACATCTTCTTCATAATCTTTCTTATGATCTTCAACCCATTTTTTAGCTTTTGCCATTGTCCATCCTTTAGCCTTCTCAAATATATATGTAGCCACCTTTTTTGCTTTACCGCAATATAAAGCTGTTATCCCCTGCTTTTTATCTATATCTATCGTGGCTGTAATATCACATTTAGCAACTGGAATACGAATATATTTATCAGTTTCTTCTGGCTTGTGAATAACTTCTTTGTCTTCAACCTTATCTTTTGGCTCATCTACAATCTCAATAAACCCTTCTTCTTTTAAAACATCATCGATAACTTTATTTATTACAGGGTCTTTTGACTTACCTTTCATTTCTTGTATAGCATCTCTATTGCATGGAACAATAACATGAGAAATCTCAAGTAATTCCTGTTCAGTATAGGTTCTTAATGGTTTCTTTTTACCATCTCCATCTTCCCATTTTACAGGTATAAAGCCTACCGAATAAGCAGCCATTCCTTTGGAAGCTAATTTAAAACCCCAATCCGCTTCTTCATTCCCTTGATTTATATAATATTTTGGTTTAGCTAATAAACCTTCTGGGGTAACTTTCATTTCTACAAATTCCCCTATTTGTTTTAGTAAATCATTGTATGAATGAGAAGAAACTAAAATAGCACGTTTTCTAAAAGCAGGTAACGACTTCTTCCAGCCCATAGGGTCAATAGATTCATTAGCTCTATCTACCGAATCAGTAGACATCGGTATAAGCATATCAATTATGCCTTCTTTATCATCAACCGCCTTTACTTCGGTTCTAAACATTTTAAATATTTCTTTATTTTTCTTTGGCATATTCTTATATCTCCTTTCTTAAATTATTTATATAACTTAATATATATTCTTTTAATTAAATCTTTGAATTCTTGTAATGTTAATTTACCTTTTGCAGCATTACAATCTTTACAACAAGGCACAACATTATCTATTGTGTATCCTTTAGTGTTATCAATTCTATCTAATCCGTTACAAGCATAACTTCCGTTTTGCCATTTACGTTTAGATTGATTCTTTGGTTTTGCTCCACAATAATAACAATTTTGTTTAGTTAATTTAGTAAATTGTTCTTCGGTTAAATTCCATTCCAGCCCTCTATTTTTTGCATTTGATTTATAACGGGAAATTCTTTCTCTTGTATTTGCAAGCCCAAAACCTAATCTACTTCTTTTGCTTGTAAGTTCATTTCTTAAACAACCACAACTTTTAGTATTACCATTTCTTAAATGACGTCCATCTATATTTTTTTCATTCCCGCAATCACATTTACATAACCAAAATATTTTATCTGCTTTATTTCTTGGGTCTGAATAATCTCTTTTTATTACTGTTAACCTTCCAAACCTTCGTCCTGTTAAATCTGTAAAATTCCAGGGTATATCCCCTTTTTTAAATTTCAAATTTATCTCCTTTAATCTTTTATAACCGGCAAGACTGTGCAACGGCAGTTCACGTCGCCGGGATACATTTCACCATTTGAAAACGGTTCATTAATACCTACTATTTCACCATTCATGGCAGCGTGTTCATCTCTAACTCTATCATCCATAGTGGCAAGCCATTCTTTTTTCTCTACGACTCCACTTTGTTTATATGCTTCTAAACTTCCCGAATTGGAAGCGTTAATGGTTTCAGTCCGGGCAATTTTAACCGCCCTGCTTCCCTTCGCCTCGTCATAGACAATACCAATTCTATCAGCTAAATTAGGTATGCTTTCGCCAGCTTCAACACCTTCGGCTAAAGTCTTCCGTAACTTTTCAAGGGTCGTATCGCTAATAGATTTAATGAGCAAACCACACCTATCTTTTATCCATTTAATTACTTTAGGATTGGTAATATCAAAGGCTATCTCTACGCCCAATTCAGCCATAGCAGCCTCGCCGTTTATTTTGACCATCTCGGTTATTCGTGGCAAGACAAATTCCGTAAACTTCATTATCTCTTTTTCATCATGTGTTATGCGAAGTATATCATCAACGTCTTTCTTAATTGCTTTTCTTAACATATTGCCATTTCCTTTTTTCTATTTTTCTGATACCATTCGCTTTTTCTTTTTTGTTCTTTTTCTTTGTTCTCTTTATTATATATTTTACTATATTTTCTGCCATATTCTAATATCTTTTCTTTGTTCTCTTGATAATATTTTTTTTTATCAAACATAAATTTACCTCTTTCTCAAAGCTCTTAAAGCTCTACTTTGTTGCTCTTGAAATAACCGAATAATTCCTCGCTTAAACTCGTTTTCATGAGGAGTAATTCGCTTAATAAATAATTCCCAAAATCGTTTCTTATATTCGGCAGTATATTTAACCGCCTTAATTGTCTTTTCAGGCTCTGGTTCAGGTTTCGGCTCAGCTGGTTTATTCACATCCAGCGGAGCAATACTAAATGGTGCAAGTGGTAATTTACCCCAGTCAACCTCATCAAGCCCATCTTCCTTTCTGGCTTCATTAGGACTAATCACATAATTTTTAAGATTACTCTCTCTTTTCTTCAATAAAAATACATTATCGATAGGAACAGGATTATCATATTTGCAATATATTCCTTCATCTCCATACATCGGTAATAAAAAAGTATTAAATACTTCTTCCTGCCTGACTAAACGTGGCAAGATACATTCTCTATTCCAAGCTGTATCAAGTGCGGTCATATTAGCCAGATTAGTATTCTCTGGGTGTGATAACTTCTGCGGGGGGGTATGGTAAGCACTTGCAAGTTGTCGCATAGTCCATTCGGCAAGTAACATAAACTCCATATCCTTGTTAGATACGCCTACAGTCTTTAAGGACATACCACCACCTAAATAACCTGTCTTGTGTGCCTTATCTGCACCGCCATAGGTTTGGTCAAATAACGTCAATATCTTTTTTGCTTGCTCTGGTGGAATACTTTTTTCACTTTCTAATACCTGCTTTAAATGCACGCCATTTTTAAATACATTTAACTGGTAAATCATATTATATTTATCGGTGTCATAGGCATAAGCTTTTCGCTGGACAGGACTTGCCCCCCTGTATGGATTAGTAGGACTCGGATATTTAAAATATAATATATCTTTCGTCTCATATCGCTTCTCGGATAAACCAACCCGCTCAATATAATGGTCTATTATTCCATTTTTAACTACTGGACTCATCTTATCAGGCTGTCGGAAATAAAACTCACGTGGCCTGCCTATACCATCTTTAACAATATTGATATAGCACTCGCCAGTTAAGTCTAAATATGTCGTGAAGGGATTCCAGGTTTGTAATAATTCATAAAAAGGGTGCTTTTCGATTAATTCATTATCTTTGTATAATTTTAGCGGGATACTTGCACACCGTTCAGCTATTAGACTAACACAGTCGCCAGTCCATCCCTGATAGGCTTTTAGCTGCTCTGTGGAGTTCTTGTTGCCACCGGTCGAGAATATATCAACGAATGAACCATCCCAATAACTCTCATTGTTGACGTCTCGACCAGTAGATTTAGGGATGGCTATATCAAGAGTTCGGTCTGTGAAGGGTATTGTTATTTTTATATTGAATCACCCCTTTCATGTATAAAATAAAAAAAGCGTCTCTAAAATGTCGGTTAAAACATCTCAAAGGCGCTCGATGGCACTCTCGGTTTATTTGATTTTACATACATATTAAATATATCATAGATAATTATTAATGTCAAATATATTAATCATTAACTATAAAGTAAGGTTCGCTTTCTAAGTAATAAGCCGTATACATCGGATAACGGAAAGCGTCCATAGCATGGTCCATTCCCTTCTCTGGCTGTTCGTATATATTGCCGTCCTTGTCTTTATGCCTCTGGTAGCCTTCAATTTCTTTTTTAATATTCGTGCTACTCTTTGTGATATATATCGTAAATTGGTTAATAAAATCTATCCCAGCTATAACTGACCCTTTACCTTTATTAGCACCTTCGATATAGCTAAAGCCGTAGCCTTTCAATTCCTCTATCTTTTCAGGAGCCTCGCTATCGGCTATTATCTTTTTATCCTTCAATCCTAAATCTTCCATATCAGTAGCCAGCATTGCCGTAGTCTGTCGGGTCTTGTATATCTCCTCATGCAGGTATATCTTCTTTTCTTCCATATCAACTACCATCTTCACAAGTGCATTCGGTGCTATAAATCCGAAGTCCAGCCCATATATAGCCTCATCACTATCCGGGAAGTCCTTATCATCTATCATGTGCCAATTGGTATAGATGGCATTCTCAAGCTGTCCATAATGTCCTAAAGTGTAAACGGTTCGGGTATTGCCTTTATAGTTTTCAAGTAGCTGTTTATAATTCTCATCAATAAATTTATTGTCTTTATAGGTAGTCCTGATAATGGTAGTATTTTTATTACTGCCTTCAAAAAATCTTTTGTAAGTCCAGTTAGTATTTAATATCGGATTGTAGGTTAATATTATTTGCTTATAGTTTACATTCTTGCCTCTTAACCTTCTGTCTATTTCTTCAAAATCTTCTAAGTTTAATTCAGTAGCTTCTTCTATCCATATCGATGTTATACCCTCAATAGATTTTAACTTCTCTGGGTCATCTACCCCAGCAAAATAAATTATATTGCCGTTCTTGCATTCAATCGTCATATCAGTTTTATTAACGGTGAATAAACTTGTCAGTCCCCACCGGATAATATAATCTCTAAATAGCTGAAAGACTGACCGCCTCAAAGTCCTGGCTACTTTACGTATAACTAAAAATCTATTGCCCTTTTCTTTTAAGGTTCTTATTATAATCTTTTCGCAGACGAACCAACTTTTACCGCCACCTGCACCGCCATATAAAACTAAATATCTATCTTTGTTATTGAATAATGAATAATATTTAGGATTTGATAATTGTTTCAAGTCAGTTAAATCTACTACCGACATTTTACTCCTCTAAATCTTTTGGCAATTTTACTTTAATTTCCATTCCTTCGGTAGCTTCGCCCATCATAGTAAGGTCAAGTTTAGCAAGTATGTCAAGGTCTTGTGGTCGACTGATTACAATTTTACCATCATCTAATCTTTTCTTATAAAGGTCAACGGTCTTTCTAATTAATGCTCGATAATCAGCTTTTGAATTTACTACTGCCTTATCGGTTTTAGCTTCTAGTTTCTTGCCATTATCAATATCCCTCAATTCGATACGGTCTTGCCAGTTAAAGGATTTACTCCATCGTTTTAAAGTTTTCAAACTGGGGGCATTCTGGGAACATTCTGGGGACATTAATTTTTTTCTTAATTTAGATAAACTTCTTTTGCCGTCCATTGCATAATATAGTTCAAATATTTCTCCATGTCTAAGTGTTTCCTTCATCACTAATCACCACTTTGACAAGCTCATCTGGCTTGTGTATTTTATTCAACTTATTTAAGATATCGTCAGTAGGTTGAAACTGCAATACTAACCGTGCCTCTTTATCTAACGATACTAAAGATTTTATTTTCAATTCTTTTATAAGTGCTTCAAAGGAAACTTTCATAATTCACCTCAAAAAATAATGTTTTATTCCTCTGTATAAAAATCTGTAATCATATCAACTATATCTTGGGCTAAAGAAATAATTTTTTTACCTTTAACGTTTTTGAGAAAATTTATTTTATTAGGGTCATTTAAATTTTCAAATGTAGTAGCATCAATTACAAAAGGATTATCATTTGTAATATCTTCAATTGTATGAATAATTTCCTTTATTCCACCCTTCATTTCAATACTTCTGATATAATTTTTCATTATTTACCTCCTTAAAATAAGTCTTGATTTTTAGCCTATCTTTTCTTTTCATACTTCATTCCCCCAAACATCCCAACCTTTACCAAATAATGATATTCTATTTTTCCGAGCAAATATATCAATTCTATTCCCATCTAAAACATCTAACATTAAATAAAATTCATCTGGTTTTTCGCTATGATATGTAGATTTCGCAGTAAAAGACGTTCTAATTGTTTTTCTTTTTGGATATGCGTTGTGTTTACCTTTTAAGCCAACCAATATAAATTCTGTTTGTCTATTAAATCCATACATTGCCAATCCATTTGTTTTATCCCAACTCATAGTTAAATGATATTTAAAACCCCAACCTTCAAGTATTTTTCTGGAATTAAATAAATACTTATCAATTGTCCATAAGAATAATATACTTTTGTCATCGGCTATCTTGTGAATTGGTAATTCAGCTATTTCCTTTAAAGACATCATTGGATAATCCATATCGATTTGATTAGGTCTAACCCTCTTTTGTATTTTTTTAATTTGCCACGGTGGGTCAACTACTATTATCTGATATTTTTTATTCGGGAATGGTATCATACAATTACCTCACTATAACTTTTTCCTCTAATTCATCCATTGTATCTTTTACTGAATCCCCACCTTCAAATATTATATATTCTTCTCCATACTTCTTTCTAAATCCCTTCCACATCACCTCGTATTGCTTACCATCCTTTAAAAGTGAAATAACATCATCTATGGCTTCATCCTTATAGCATATATCAGCATCAGCAAAATCTACTTCTTCTTTCAACC